TATATATTTTATGTAATTTAAATTAATAGCTTGAATATATACCTGATATCTCAAATGGAAGAATTTCCTGAAAATTTCAACAGAGATAATCTCGAAAAAGAACTTAGAAAAAATCAAGATAAAATAATACAACAAACACGAAAGGTTTTTAGTGATAGTATTCTTAAACAAATAAATGAATTTTATCGCGTAATAATATTACGATTCGACGATAAGATGTGGAAAATTAGTAGATTTGAAATAATACAAGAATTATTGTGTATTCATGGCAGTTTACAAATAACAACGATGTCAGGAAAAAGTTTTGAAATTAATGTGACTTCCGATTTACCTCAAAAGGAAATTATTGATTGTGTTGTTATTCGCTTCTAATTTGTAGTATTTATTTTATCGTTTCAATAAAAAGTATTTGTCAGTTGAATAATCATAATAATAATTATTATCAGGACTATTAAAACCATCAGAATTGCCGTAGTATAAACCGTTGTCATAATCATAGTCATAATCATAACCATTAATTTTAGGAGGAATTGCATTTGTTTTAGGTTCTTGAGTATGTAAATATTTACGTAAACTAACTAAGTGACTTGGATGAATATTAGTTTCTTCCTCAACAACTAATCTAATATTTATAGTAGTAATATTTGAACGATCAACATTAAATATTTTATTAACTTTACCGAATTGTTGATTAGAGTAATTTCCTAATCCGGTTCCAGCTGGCGCAAGCATATTATTTGTAGTGATACGTTTACTACTAATGTCTTGAATACCAATTTGATATGTTTCGTCATAAGAATCATTTTCATACCTACCTCGACCTAATGTCCATTGCGGATTTCTAACTACTTGTTCGTATCTAGTTTGACGTTTTGGTCTTAAGAGTTCCGGTTTAAATACTGCTCTAATTAGACCATTTGTATCATAAGTTCCGATACCACTTTGATAAGCAATATTCGTTCCTTCTTTAATGAGGACAAATTTCTTTGGAATATTGGCTGGTCTTTCAATACTTATACTCGAACGAGGATTCAATCTCCATGTTCCAATCTCATTATCATCAATATAAACAGTAACGTCACATCTCGTTACGTTATCGTTGGACAATAATAATTTATACTCAGTTAAATCAGGCATCGAAAAATATGTTGCACCTTGTCTTAATATTTTTTTAACAGGAACACCTGCTGCGATACCAATACTGAATCCATTAATTTTAATACTTTGATTGTAAGGATTAGCGTATATTGAAGTCATACGTTGAGTATACGATAATAATATAATATTTATACCTAAAATAATCACAATTTAAATGATGGAAAAAAACAATTAAACCATAATTTATTTTCATAACTCAAATGATTATACGCTGATTTAATCATGTGTGGTGGAATATTTGGATCATTGATCATTTGATTAATTTTTTTGATAGTTTTAAAATCTTCACATTCTTTATTGATTTTAATAAATTCTTTAATATCACAATCCTGATTGTCTGTTGCAATATTATCTTTTTTATCAATTACACTTTGATATAAACCTTTATCTTCTAGACTACTTTCCTTATGATGTTTAATAATATTATTAATTAAATTATTTGCATTTGTAATAAATTCATAATCATGCAATTCTTCCCTTACCTCATTTGACACTTCCATGATACAATATGTATCATTAAATTCAATTAATTCACCATTATCTGTTTTTTTAATTAACATATCATCTTCCAAATAATATTTATTAACTATTTCATTAATAATATTGATATCATTAACATTTGGTAAACAAACATAATAACCCACCATTACTGGTTTATTTGTATTTGATCCAGAAAATTCAATTGTTTGTTCCTTGGATAATTCTTTATTTCCTATTAAAGATATTAATAAATTTCCTGCACTTCCAATTACATTATCAGCTATATTTATGTAAGAAGTTATAGGTGTAGGTACATAATTAGTAAAATATAGTATTTGTTTAAAATAGTTTATTGCTTTGGTAACAAAACTAGGATCGTCAACTTCCCAAAATTTTGTCGTTATTGTTACTGTATTGTTATGAGTAAATCCAGGATTGTAGTAACAAATAGGATTTGAATACTTATTATGATTAAAATTATTTATTACGTGATACTTCTTGTTTGATCCTATGACATTGTAAGGTGCAACGTCTTTATCATAATAAATAATATTGTCTAATATTGGACGAGATGAAATAGTATGTTCAGTTTGCACATTACTAGTTATCATTAATTGACTTTTACCAAAACGATCAAAATTGTCACTTACTATTTTTATTTTTTTGTACTCTATCGTGATTGGATTTCCAGGTAGTATTGGTTTATGAGTTTCTTCAAAACTAGATGGCATTTGTAAAAGTTGTGTATTATTGTTGTGAAAAGAATCAAACGAAGATAATAAATTTGATTTCCATTTATAAATTTTGCCAGTGATCTTACTTCCAAATAATGTAAACATTGTTATTAACAATATATAATTTAGATAATATTTTTAATTAATGTATTGCATTCTTTCATGTACCAATATCAAATGTCAATACAAATTATTGAATATCTAAAACAAATATATATTCGAGTTATCAACTAATGTTGTCGATTACAAAAATTATAAACGAATTCATTGATATTCAATTTTTCAATAATTTCAAAAATATTGAGAATGACTTGAAGTTTTTAACAATTACAGATAATAATTTTTTTGATAAACTCAAGAATTTCGAAGATAAATTAATAGCCCAAGAATTATTAAACTATTTCAAAACAAATTCTATTGATTATCCTTATTTTAGAATGATGAAACCAAATGTGCATCTAATGTTCAAAAATATTAAAAATATTAAAAGTTATTTTACTCACGAAAAATATGAGTTAGGAGATCAAAAAGATACAATGTTTGTATTACCATTAGAATTTAATTTAAACAATTCTAAAAAATATTATTTGTATGATTATGATGCCTCCATTTATGATCATACAGATATATTAGCTGATTATTTTATAGAACATTCGCGATTATAATGTAAAAGGGAAAAAATGCAACTAAAAATGCTTTAGATATTTGGTATGATTACGATTCAATATTACTTAAAACATTACTAAATATGGTGACAAAGTACAAAAATTTAAAAATTACAGAAATAAAAAAACAGTTTCAAAGACTTACACAAGAGTGTTCAGGAGAAAAATCAACATTTTATGTATCATTATTTAAATTGCTTTATAACGATCCAACCAAAATTAAAATATTAGATGCTGCAGCAGGATATGGTAATAGATTATTAGGAGCAATGGCTGCAAATGTACAAAAATATGTTGGGATTGAACCAAATGTTACGAGTCACGATGGATTTAAAGAAATGATAAGCACTTTTAAAAAATATTGTAACAAAGAGAACAGATATCAAATATTGCTAGGAGGATTGCCTGATATTAAATTAAATGAAAAATATGATAAAAATTACTTTGACATTTGTATTATTTCTCCACCTTCTTACAATTCAGAAATCTATAGTCAAGATAATGAACAAAGTATAGTCAAGTACGCAGACGAAGAAAATTGGACAACTGAATTTTTGTACAAAACATTGGATAAAATTTGGAAAACAATTAAAAAAGAAGGATATTTGATCGTTCAATCTATACTTAATAAAGTTATTAATCCTTATATTTATACAAATTTACCTAATGCAAGTTATGCAGGTTGTATTGCAGTCAGAACAATGGCTGGAAGAAATAAACCCATGTGGATATGGAAGAAAACAAACAAAGAATTTTTTAAACTTCCTGATATAAATAATGTTTATCAAGAAGTTAAATACAATTCACTACTGGGAATTCCTTATTTTAAAAGATTAAGAATAGTATTCATTACTGAACCTAACAGTGTTTATTACATAGAAAATATTCCAAACATCAAAGAATTAATTAATAAATATCAATTGAGGATTAGTGTCAAGACTATGAACGATAACTTGGATAAATACGATTGGATAATTTTATATTCTTGTTGGAACTATTATGAATATATTGATTTGTTTGTAGAAAAAATAAATAAATATTCCAATAAACTAATTAATCCATACAAAACTATTAAATGGAATTTGAATAAAAAATATTTATTTGATTTAGAAAATAAAGGAATCGACATAATTCCAACCAAATTGTGTAATGTCAAACAGGTAGATTCAATAAATGACTATTTAAAGCAATGGAAAAAAATAGTCATCAAACCACTTATTGGTGCTAATTCTAACAAAGTTTTTATTCTTGATAATTATGAAGATGCTAAAAGAGTTATTACTGCAAATTTTAATGATGAATTTCTAGTTCAAAAATATATGAAGGAAATAGAAAATGAATGTTACTTCCTTATTTTGTTTGATTATAAATATTCACACCACATTGTAATGGAATTAATTGATAAAAATAGAACTATGACGGCAAATAATAGAATTGTAATAAATAAAGGTTGTCCTCAAAAATTTATAAGCCAATGTGAGAACATCGTTGAGAAGATTAAAGAAATTGGTTATGAAAGTGTATATGCAAGAATAGATGGAATAAATGTTAATGGGAAATTTATAATAATGAAAGTAGAATTGATAGAACCTAACTTACATTTTAACGTAGCAATTAAAGGTTCTGCAAACTATTTTGAATCAATAAATAAACATATTAATTAATCCGAGTCTGATACTGAATCAGAATCAAAATCGATACTAGTATCAGTATCCGTATCTATACTTGTATCTAGATTCTCCACATAACTATTTTCAGTGATTGAATCGAGAAAATCTCCAATATCCAAATTAAACATACTTTTTTTTCGTAATCTTTCATTAATTTCTTGTGTGCTAATATTTTTTATTGAACTAGTTGATAGCAAGTGATTGTTGATTTGTGGTAAATTTTCAACCGAGTAAGAATTTATTAATGTATTTGGCGATCCAAAAATATCAATGCTTGATGTTAAATCATCTTTATTTATTGCTTTCTTTTCAATTAAATTAACTTGGGGAATGGATTGTGATCCAATTTTAATATTTTGTTCACTGTTAAGAATCATGTAATCAGAAATATATTTTGAGTTAATCATAATTTCATCATGTTTGATTATTTTTGGATCAATATTTGGACAGTTCTCTGTACTTGTATTACTTTGATTTATAATAATTTCTTGATTTTTTTCATCAATCCTTTTTCTCCATTTACGGAAATTATATACATTATTTCTGATTATTGCAGTAATACGTCCATACGTTTGATCATTTAGATTAGCATTAACAAAATATAATGTGATTGTATTAAAATATATGTGCAAAATATTGAATGATGAAAAATATCCTGTGCAAATTAAGACGTAGAACACAATCAATTTCTTTGGATTATAATTTGTATAGGCATCATAATATACTAAAGCTAATAATAATGATAAAGTATTCCAGTTAATATCATAACTAAAAATTATTATACCTAGTGGTACAAACATAAAGTAGGCGTTATAATCATTATTAAATTTTATAATTTCTAATATTTTATTAATAGGATGCCTAATCACAAATTTAATAACATTAATTGATATTTTATTAAACAATATTATATATCCAAATTGAAATGCAATACTTGCCACTAGATAATGATCAAAATACGGTACTGTAAAACACAAAAGTACTAGTGCCAAGATTATTTGGTAAATTAATTCATATTTGTTAATTTTATTTAACCTACAAAAAGATAAGAATAAAGATGTTGCACTACAACACATTGTTGAATCAAATACTGAAGCTAAAGTCCAAATAGTGGTAGTACTTGCCATTCTGATGTTAATGTAGTTTATAATTTTTTTTATAATTTTTTGTTCGTCCTTGTCTTCAGTGTATAAAATGAATAGAGCGTTGTAAACAGTAGGTTTCATAAATTCAGACCATCGTTTGTTAACAATAATATTGATTAACATTTTCTTAGCAGATTCAAAGCCGGCGACTGATTCAAAAGTGTTATCTGCTTTTATATTGTAAAATACTTTAATTATTGTATAATAATAATTCTTACTGTATCTCTTAACATAGATTAATAACGCAACTACTAAAATATTTTTAATAATTTTTATTAAATAACCACAAGTATCTTGCATATTATCAAATAATATCATAAAATCGTTATGATGTAATTTAATTTCCTTTTTTAAAATTTGTTTACTTACGTATTCTAATATTTGTGAGAATAATTTTGATATTATTAGTTTTATTGTAAAATCCTTAATGTTTCTTATTCTTAAATAATAAGGATGCTCCAAAATGTAATTAACAATATCAGGATAAATTAGTATTAATATTATGTAATTAAATATTCTCACGTCATTTAACCAAAAAAAGTATTGTGTCGATATTGACATTAATACTAAAAAGAAGTAAAACAAATATCTATCGAGTAAACTATGATTGTATACATTTTTGATGTTCATGATAATTTGAGTCTCTGCCATACCATTATGCATGTAATTAGTGAAAAATTTAATTGCGATCAACAAACTATCCAATGTAATAATTTGTATTAATATAGCTGCATTTTCAAATCTAACAATATTAACAAGTATTATTGATATTATGTACACAAGTATATTAATAGTAAAACTATATTTGTTAGTTCGTAAAACTGTTGAAATAATTTTAAAATACATTGAGATTTGAATTAGTATCCAATTTGCACAAGTAATTATTTTGTGTTTTAGAGTTTCATTAATCATTTACAATGAACTGAAGATGTTGACACTGAGTCTTAATAATCACAATATTAATGAGTAAATTATCAATTTTTTATCTTCTTACATTTTCATTGTTACACATACAATAATCCTCGTAATAATTTTGTTTGTGTTTCATTGCGTGATGTTTGCAACAAAATGAATCGTGTATTCTATTTGATTTATTGAACAATTGATATTCGTGCCAGTTTTTACATAATTTCTTCTCACATTGAAAACACCAATCATTTCTACACCCATGTTGATCATAACCATTTGATTCATAACCACAAATTAAATAAGTAGTATCTGCTAGTTCAGTTACGTTTTTATGACAATGAGGACATTGTTTAGTAAC